TTGCGGCGCTCCAGGCGAAGGCGAGCGCGACGGTCCCGGCGGTGGTGGCGGCGCCGGCGGTCGCGGTGAAGCCCGCGCTCGCGGTGCTGCTGCCGCCGTCGGCGCTGCCCGCGCCGCTCGCGGCGGTCCACGTGAACGCGAGCGTCGGCGCGGTCCCGCCGGTGCTCGCGGTCCCGGTGTCGGCGCTGAGGTTGACCGCGGCGACCGCGGCCGGGACGCTCGCGGGCGCGCTCGCCGCCCAGAACGGCCACCCGGGGTTTGGGTTAAGCAGCGACGTGATGCCGCTGGGCGGCACCGCTCCGCCGGATCCACCGACGATCGCTGGCATCTAGATCAAAACAACGATATCCAGTGGATCTGCTGCACGGCGTAGGTGATCGTCGTGACCGTATTCGCCATGCCGCACACAAAGCCGGACGCGACCGACGCGTCGAATGTCGCCTGGGTGAACCCGAACAGATCGTTGATCGTCGCCGGGCCGGTCCCGGTGGTCGCGGGTTTCGCGACACACGTGAACTCACCGATCGCCTTCGAGTTCGCGCCCGGTGCGCCGATCGACTGAACCGTCAGATGACCCTCGAGCGTCCAGTTGGTGGTGATCGACGCCGTCAGCGTGATCGCCGCGTCGGCGCCGAGCGCGATCCCGCCGGTCGAGGAAGCGCCCGAGGCGACCGAGCCGACACGCGGGTTGATCGTGAGGTTGGCGGGCGTCGTGGAGGTCGCCGTCTGCCACACGGCCCACATGATCCACGCGCTCGGCGCGACGAGCGCGTTCGCGAGCCACGGCGTGTACAGCGACGTCGTCCACAGCGCCGCCTCGCCGTTGAGCGAGGCGACGTTGGCGAGGGTCGCCGCGGGCGGGACCGCCGAGATCCCGGCATACGTGCCGTAGGCGGTCGGATCGGCCTTCGCCTTGAGCCGCCCGTTGACGAGCCCCCAGCGCTGGCGCTCGTGCGCCATCAGCCAGCGGATCTCCTCGTCGCGGCAGGCGAGCTCGGAGTCGGTGAGCGGCTGCGTGTCCCAGATCGCCGCGCCGGCGCTGCTGTCGATTCTCCAACCCATATCTCAGACTCCTAGCGGCATCCGGTGCGGACTGAATGTTGAGGCGGCGGCAACCGCCGCCAGGAAGCCCGTGCCGACGGTGGCGGTGCTCGACGGGACGTTGGTCGCCCACGTGCCGCCGGGCGAGTAGGAGCCCGCGGCGACGTTCATCTGGTAGACGATCGCGGTGACGCCGCCGCTGCCGGTCGTGTTCGCGAGGATCGGCCCGGCCGACCACGGCGACGTCGGCGTGTCGGTCGTGTTCCCGGCGTTGCCGTCGCCCCAGGCGACGCCGACGACGAGATCGGAGGATCCGCTCGTCGAGATCGCGTTCCCGGACCACGGGTTGCCGGCGGCGGCCGCCTTCGAGCTGGTGCCGTCCTGCGGGCTGCTCGCCGCCGACCCGAGGAACGACAGCGCGCCGGCGATCGGCTCGCCGAACCCGTTCGTCTGCCCGGACGCGATCGTCAGCACCGTGCTCGACGCGAGCCCGGCCGGCGCGAGCGCCCACCCGAGCGCGCAGCCGTCAGCGCCGGACGCCGTGCCGACCTGCACGGCGGTCGTCCACGTCAGGCCGCCGCCCGAGACGGTGACGTTGAGCGCGCCGACGCTGTTCACGAACCACCCGACGCCGACGACGATCAGGCCGCCGGACGCGACCGCGTTGGTCGTCGTCAGCGTGAAGCTCGTCGCGTTGGTGCTCGTGAAGATCGTCCCGAGGCTCGCCTGATCGACCGAGAACGCCATGTCTCACTGATGCCACGCGAAGTCGACTTCGTACGGCGGCGCAACGCCCTTCCCGAACGGCGGCACCGGCAGATTGTTCACCGGCGCGGTGTGCCCGAGCACCGAGCCGGGGCCGCCGAGGATGACGCGGCCGGCGTTCGTGACGTTTCCGGCGGGACCGCCGAGGCAGTCGAGCGTGTAGGTCTGCGACTGGCTCGGGACGGTGACGACGAGCTCGGCCTGGACGCACGTCCCGGCCGTCGCGATACTCGCGCCGATCGTCTTCGCGGTCGAGTCGTAATCGACGCTCCACTGGCTCGAGTCGCCGGACCCGTCGTCGGTCGTGCCCTGGTTGAGGATCGTGTCGGCCATCGGCCCTTCCGCTCTCAAAAGACAGCTCGACCTACGGCCCACAGGGACGGCAGTCAGCTATATGGACCGGGGGAGCTCGGCCGGAAATATGACATAAACCCTGCACGATTGGCAATTCTCCCGGCGTGCGCGAGCTCTCGGCGAACGCGGTCGTCGCGCCAGCGCGCCGAGTCGGCGTAGCGCTCGAGGTCGGCACGGTCGAGCGCCTGCACGTAGTCGGCCGACTCGGCGGGGTCGTGCGTGTAGCCGCGGTGCACGCGGCGGTGCAGCCAGCGTGCGTCCTCGGCGAGCACGAACACGGCGACCGTCACGACGCGGTCGGGATCGATGATCCCGTGGCGCTCATACCACGCATCGAAGAAGTCGCGCTGCGTGCGGTGGCCGGCGGCGCGGCACGCCGGGAAGTCGAGGTCTCTGAGCGCGCAGCGCCGGACGCCGGTGACGCGGATCGTGACGCCGTCCTCGTCGCCGAGCAGGTAGGTGTCGGGCGTCAGCTCGCGCCCGAGCACGAGCACGGTCGCGCGGCGCTCGAGCAGCCGGCGGATCTCGCGGCGCCCCATCGCGATCGCAAACGGCTGCATACGCGGATGATGCCAGCCCACCGCGCCGAGCGCCCGCCCCTAGCTCTCAGACTTCGACAAGGGGTTTGGTTTGGCTCGACGGGGCAAGACGCGACGTGATCGCACTCAGGCGCGACCACTCACAGCGAACAGCCGGTCCTGCGTCGATTCGTCGCGGGCGACGGCGAGGTTCTTCAGCGCTTGGCGGTAGTAGCTCGGCTTGAGCTCCACGCCGATCCCAAGCCGGCCGTTGCGCACGGCGCCGTACACCTCGGAGCCGACCCCCATGAACGGGGTCAAGACTCGTTCGCCAGGGTTCGACCACAGCACAAGCGCCCGCTCGATCACGTCGAGCTGCAGCGGATGGACGTGCTTCTCGTCCTCCTCGTCGCGCGCCTCGCGAAACGGCAGTACGCGGTCGAGCCGCACGTCATCCCAGAACGCGGACGCGTACTGGCGCCAGATCCAGTGCGAGTAGCGATTCTCGGTCTGCTTTCCGCTCCAGCCCCGGTAGGACAGCAGCTCGTCGGGCACGCGCCGCGCGCCGGCGTATTCCATCAGCCCGTTCGGATGCTCGACCGGGACGGGGTTCTCGCCGCGGCGACGGAACGCCAGCAGGTAGTCGGCGTTCGCGGCCGAGCAGCGCGTCGAATCATCGACGATCGTCTTGTGCGCGAGCGCTTTGGTCAGCGTCCGGTTGCGGACGCCCAACGGCTCCTTCCAGACGTGGTAGCGGGCAATGTAGTGAAACCCGTGCCGCTTGTGCAGGCGGATGATGTCGCCGGGGAAGTCGCTCAGCATGTCGGTGCCGGTGTTGCCGGTCGGCACGTCCATGCAGTGCACGCACGAGATCCGGCCGGGCATCGTCACCCGGGCGAGCTCCGCGATCACGTAGCCGTAGTGCTCGAAGAACTCCGCGTAGTCGCGGCTGTTCGAGAGATCCCGCTCGCTCGAGGTGTACTGGTAAAGGCCGACGAACGGCGGCGAGTAGATCGAGAGGTGGACCGAGCCGTCCGGCAGCATCGGCATCACCTCCATGCAGTCGCCGTTGTAGGCGGCGTATTCGTCGGTGATGTGCTGGGCTAGGACAGCCACTGCGGCACCTGCACTTCCTGGTCGTAGTCGTCGGTGCGCCGGATCGCGAGCGCGTCGCACATGTGGGCGACCAACGCGTCGAACATCCGATCCGCCTGCTCGGTCTTGCGCTCGAGACTCTTCAGCACGCTCGAGCCGCCCTCGGTGGTGATCAGATCGACGAGCACGGGCCGCTTCTGTCCGAACCGCCACGAGCGGCGCACCGCCTGGTAGTACTGCTCGTAGCTGTGGCTAGGGAAGAACGTCATCTGGTTGCAGTGCTGCCAGTTGAGTCCCCACGCGCCGATGATCGGCTTCGTGACGAGCACCCGAATCTCGCCGCGCCCGAACGCCGCGAGCGTCTCCTCCTTCTGCTCGGCGGGGTCCGAGCCGCGGACCTCGACGGCACCGTCGATCAGTTTCGTGAGCATCTCGCTCTCGGCGTTCAGCTGGCACCAGGCGACCGCCGAGTCCGCGTCGGCGAGCAGCTGGGCGGCGCGCTCTACCCGTTCGCCGATCGTCCGGCGCTGCTCCTCGCGCAGCTCCCGCAGCCCGTTCGCGGGCATGTCAAACAGCGCCCCGTCGCGCGGCCGGCGCGCCGTGACGACGTGCTCGCGCTGCTCGAGCGCCGGCAGCCTGAAGCCGTCGTCGTCGAAGCCGAGGTCGGACGGGCGGCGCATCGCGCGTGCCCACGACGAGACCCACCGCCAGAACGCCTCCTCGGCATGGCCCTTGAAGCGGAACTCGTGCAGCGCGTTCGAGCGCCACTTGCCGTGATATCCCGCCGACGTCTTGATCTTGTTCGTGAAGAACCGCGACAGCATGTCCATGTAGCCGAGGTGGCCGAGCGCCTCGCTCGAGGTGCCAAGCTCGATGTAGTCGTTCGGCGCCGCGGTCGCCGTGCACAGCAGCCGGTAGGGCATCTTGCGCAGGAAGTCGGTCACGAGCGAGCGCCGGACGCCGTCGAACGACTTGATCGCGCTCGACTCGTCGCACACGACGCCGCCGAACTGCGTGCGGTCGAAGTGGTGCAGGCGCTCGTAGTTCGTGATCGTGATCGGCGATCGGATCGTCCCGTCGCGCGAGATCGCCGCCTCGATCCCGAACTTGGCGGCCTCGGCCTCGGACTGGAGGCCGACGGCGAGCGGCGTCACGATCAGCACCGGGCGCCCGCTGGCGCGCCGGATGTTCTCCGCCCACACGAGCTGCATCGGCGTCTTGCCGAGCCCGCAGTCGGCGAAGATCGCCGCACGGCCCTGGCGGATCGCCCATCCGACGAGCGCCGCCTGGAACGGGAACAGGAAGTCGGGCATCCAGACGGGCTCGAAGCCGTCCCGATCGCCGTCCTGGGCCCTGCGGTCGAGGAACGCACCGTAGGGGTCGTCGCGCGGCGCGTCAGGATGAGCCCAGCGATAGCCCACGACGTAGCCCGTCGTGAGCGTCATATGCCACCTCGCCGTGGCCAATTCGTGGCCAATTCGCCGCGCCGGCGATTCCCGCAACGTGCGAGCATATGAGCGCGGAATCGCGCGTTATCGCTGCAAACACGCGCTTTCCGGGCGCATGCGGGAAACGCGGGTAAAGCCGGAAATCGGTCTACGGAACCGAAGGTCGGGAGTTCGAATCTCTCCGGGCGCGCCTCTAAAACCCGCTGGAAACGGCGGGTTTTCACGTTTCCGCCCCGCTGTCGTCGCCGTCGCCCACGGCCAATTCGCGGCCAATTCGCGTCGAGCGTGCGTTCAGGCGCGCCCGGATCGACTCCTCCGAGTCGTGCGCCAGATGACCGTAATGTAGGTCCACCATCTCGAGCGACGTGCCCATCACGCGCGCAAGCTCGAAGGTCGAGATGCCGGCGGCGAGCGCCTCGGTCGCGAACGTGTGCCTGAGCGCGTACGGGCCGCGCTGCCGCACCGCGGCGAACGCGAGCGCCGGATACCAAACACGGCTGCGCCACGAGTCGAGCCCGATGTGGCCGCCGCGCGCGGCGGCGAACAGCAGCGGCGTGTCGATCCTTGGCGGCAGCTGCCCGAGCGCGTCGTGGGCGATGTCGCTGAGCGGCACGCTGCGCCGGTTCGTCTTCGGGTACGGCGTCAGCCGGCCCTTCGCGAACTTGCGCTGCACGAGCACGCGGCGCGCACCCCGATCGAAGTCCTGGCGCTCGAGCGCGCACCACTCCTCGGGCCGCAGCCCCGTCTCGGCGGCGAACGTCACGAGCTGCAGATCGGGCGCCCCGAGCTCGACGAGAACGGTCTCGAGCTCGCCGGGCGTGAACGGGTCGATCTCTCTCGAGCGCGGCTTCGGGTTGGCACCGGCGTCGAGCGCCGGGTTGTTGGCGATGTGGCGCCAGCGGACGGCGGCGGCGAGACATTGGCGCAGCGCGGCGGTGTGCCTGAAGCGCGAGCCTTCGGGCAGCGCGGCACGCCACGCGGCGATGTCGGCGCCGGCGTACTCGAGCTCGCGCAGCGTCCAGCCGCCGAACGTGGCGCACGCCGGGCGCAGCCGGTCGCGCAGGGTCGCGACGGTGCTCGGCGCCGTCGTCTGACGCTCGAGGAACCGCTCCGCGAACTCGCCGAACGTGATCTCGGCGGTCGGCGGCGTGGGCGCGCCGGATCGCAGCCGCGGCTTGACGCGCTCGGAGAACCACTCGCGGGCGGCGGTCTTGGTACGGAACGGCGGCTTGGCGTGCCGGACGCGCCGCCCGCGAGTGGTT